CGCGGTCGCGGGAGACCTGGGAGTCGCGCAGATCGAAGTGAGCACAGACGCCGGAGTCACCTACGGCGATCCGGTTCTCACCGAGGGCCAGCGCTACAACGTGCCCGGCGCTCCGACCTGGAATTACGAGATCGGAATCACCGGCGTCACCCTGCAACTGACCAACGGAAGCGGCACCCCGAACAGCTTCTTGGCCGGCGATACGTGGAGCTTCACGACCACGGCATCCGACAAGCTGCTCCAGATCTGCGCAGAGGTCTCGGACCTGTGGCGTAAGTGGGCGCAGGACACCGCGCAGACCATCACCACGCCCGACGCTGCGGATCTGCGGTTCATGGCCAACATCGCGCGCGTCCATGCGGTCTCGGACCGCGGCGACGTGCCCGACACGTGGTGGAAGCTCTACGACGAGGCGATGCGTCACTTCGACCTCGAAGCCAAGGGCGACATCAAGCTGAACTCCGTCCCTGACCCGGACGGCTTCGTATTCCCTGACTACGAGCGCGCCCGCTGTCCCTGGCGTGTGCCGCTTATCAACCTGATGCACTAGGAGTGCGTGATGAGCATCCGCGTGAACAAGAGTGTTGGCCTGACGTCTGGCGTGGGGGCCGTGGTCGACCTGCAAACCCAGGCAGCAATCAATGCCGGCAGCACCAACTACAACCAAGTTGGGTATCTGCGCCTGACCGCGCTGAAGACCGGCGCCTCGGCGTCCGATTTCTTCGTGCAACCCGTCACTGTGCAGCCAGGCGGCGCGGTGCCGGCGGCTCCTTCGGTAACGCCCGGAGTGGGCGGTCCCGTCGACTGGGTGCATGTCATCAGCGGCTCCGGCTACGAAAGCCAGGAGCTGGGCCAGAAGTACGCGCCCGGCTACAGCTCGGCGCAGCAAACCGCGCTGGGCGCTCCCGTTGCGACGCACCTCCTCATCTGGTGTGCGGCCGCCGGCGATCTCGTCGTCGTGGGCCAGTAGCCAGAGCACGCCCATGCCCCGCGGGAAAGACCTCGACAAGATGATCGGCAAGCTCGATAAGTCCGGGCCGCGCGTGATGAGCGCTGCGGCTGTGGCTGTCGCGGCTTCGCTGCGTGCATCTGTCGACGCGGGGTATGTGCGGCGCAAGGACGTCAACGGGAAGACGTACATCCCCGCCAAGGACGACCACCTGCCGCAGATGGAGCGCTCCGGACTCCTGCGCCAGAGCTACGAGACGCGCATCACGGGCAGTGGCGACAAAAAAGTGACCATCGGCGAGGACACGTCTTACGGCGAGTACCTGCGCGATGGGACCTGGAAGATGGCGCCGCGTCAGCACATCCCGCGCCCCGGTGAAGCAATGCCGCCGGCCTGGGACCGCAACGCCCAGCGCGCGATCGGAAAAGTGGTCGCAGCGGAGTCGCGGTCATGAGCGTCATGCAGCCATTTCCGGTTGGCGTGGTGCCATGGCTCACGCTTGTAAACCGCGAACTGCTCGTGCGCCTCAACAGCGACCCAAGCCAGACCGGCGCGGGTTCCTGGGCCATCGATACCGGGCAGCTCGCGCTAAGCAAGCCGGGCGCCTATCGCATCGTCTGGCAGCTCATTGGCGGCTCGGTTGAAAAGGCCTCTCAGGGCCAGCAGGGCAACCAGGCCGTCGCGCCCAAGCTCGCCGACCGCAAACCGCGCGTGCGCTGTGAGATTCGTTCGAACGAAGCCCGCAGCGTGGGCCTGACGACCGAAGACATCACGCTCGCCGAGCTTGTGCAGCGCGCCGTCATTCAAGTGGTGAACGCGCAACGCTCGGCCGATTGGGGCGGCGGCTACGAGGACTGGGCTCGCTTCGGTGAGGCCCCGGACCAGCGGCAGATCCTCTTTGGTTTCGAGTTCGACATCTGGCTGAACGTCCTCGATGACCCGTACCTCTTTAAGCAGATCAACACCGTCGAAAGCACGACGGAGCTAGGGACCCCTCCATGAGTCAGCCCGCAAAGCGCGCTCTGCGCGAAGCCCCGATCGAGGCGCCGGAAGCCCCCGCGCCGGCCGCTCCTCCGCCGCCCCCGAGCGCGCCGCCCGAGCCGCTTACGCTGGTTGGAGCCGCCTGCAAGGCGGACCCCAAGCGCCCCGCGGTGCCGGGAACCATCGAGTACTGGTGTATCGCCAAGCGGTGGCCGACGTGGCTGCGCGCCGGCATGGAAGCAGGGAAGCACGTCAACCAGGAGTTCACCGAGGCCGAGATCGAGAAGCTGGCGCGCGACGTTGCCGGCCTCCCGCTCGGTAGGGGGTAGCCATGCCGGGCGTTCCGAGCAGCAATATCGTTGCGGTCAACAACCTCACGCAGCAGCAGCCGACTTCGCCGGCGCGCACGGGTCTGATTCTAGGCCCCGCGAACACCGGCCCACTCTCTACGTTCACCATCGAGCCTTCGATCTCTGCCCTCCAAGCAGACTTCGGCGGCGGCCCGATGCCCGAGTTTGCCGCGTGCTCTCTCCGCGAGCCCAACCCCGGCACCGTGGCCGTCTGGCGCACGCCGACCAGCATCGTGGGCACGGTCGGAACGGTGACCAAGACCTTCGGCGCGGCGGCCGGAACGGGCGTCAATGCTTACGGCGCCGTGCTCGTGCCGTCGGCGGTCAACTTCAACGGCGATGTCTACTTTCAAGCCAAACAGGCGGACGCCGAGCTTGAAATCGTCGTGGGCGGCGCCACGGCGGTCCTTGTGACCGGGCTGCACGTCAAGCTCACGGTCACCAACGCCACGACCGGCACCGCGCTTGCGGCGCTGCTCAATGGTGACGCCGGGGCTTTTGCGCTTTGGGGTGCGACCGCCATCGGCACCGGTGCATCTGTCTGCGGGCAGACGCTCGCGACCTACGCAGAGACCGCGGGCCGGCTCGTCTTCCAGGCGCTCACGAGCGGGCAGAGCTTCAATATCCTCAACGGCGGCGCGAGCCAGTCCAAGCTCGTCACCTACAGCTCGAACCTGCTCAGCTCCGCGCTCGCGACCAACGCGAACAGCGAAGCGACCAGCACCGCGCTCGACATCTACAACGACATCGCCGCGCTTGCGGCCGCAAACCCTGGCAAGTTCCGCGTCTCGCTCGCGGGCTCGGGCTCGGGCATCCTCGGCACCAAGGCAACGACCGCGCTTCCGTTCGGCAGCTCGGGCGCGATGACGGTGAGCGGTACCCCGGACGACGCCTATCAGGTCGCGATCAAGATCGTGGTCGGAGGCGCGCTGGGAACCGCGGCGTTCCAGGTGTCTCTGGGCGGCGAGAACGGCCAGCCGCTCTACGGCTCGGCGACCTACCTCATCCCGAGCGGCGGCAACGTCGCGATCCCGGACACGGGCCTGACGCTCACGTTCTCGGGCACCTTCGACGTCGGCGACGTGTTCAGCTTCACCACCACCGCGCCTCAGAGCACGCTCAGCGACATTGCCGCGGCGCTGACGGCGTACATCCCCGACCCCAACGGCTGCTCCCTCATCGCCATCCCGGGCGGAATCGACGCGGTGAACATCGCCACCTGGACGGCGGCACTGGGCACCATCGCTGACCAGCTCGAAGCGGGCAAGAAGTATGTCCGCATCCACCTCGAAGTGAGCGGCCCCGGCACCGGGATCAGCAATACGACCTGGGCCAACAACCTGAACACCCTGACGGCCAACGTCGCCGACCCGCGCATCAACTGGTTCGCCGGCCAGGCGGACATCGCTTCCGCCATGGCGACGCCGCTCATCGGGCGCGTGGTCAAGACCAACGGCCTGCGGGCAGCCTTTGCGCGCGCGCTGTCCTTCATCCCGGGGCGCGACGTGGGCGACCAGAGCTACGGCCAGGGCCTCACGGGCGTCACCAAGGCGTACCAGAGCGACGTTGCGAGCATCCTCGCCAATGGCCGTTTCTCGTATCTGTACACCCTGACGAGCATCGTCGGCATCAATGCGGAGCTACGGCTGTTCGATGCGCCCACCGGCGATTACGTCTACGAGACGTACGGCCGCGTGGTCGATCTGGTCGAGTTCTACGGCTACATCAACCAGACCAAGTATCTCAACACCGCGCAGCGCCGGCAGGCCGGCGGCACGATCGATCCGGGCGCCAAGATCGCGATCGAGAACACGCTGCGCCAAATCCTCTTTGAGTACGTGGTCAAAACGGGCAACGCCTCTGCCGTCGATGTCGTCGTGGACGGCAGCGACACGCAGAACCGCCTGAAGCTGACCTACTTCGTACAACCCCTCTTCTACGTGAAGCAGATCGACGCTGAAGCCGGCGTGGTCCTGTCGCGCGTGGTCACGTTCTAAGGAGACCGCCCTATGTCCTTTGAAGCCGTTCTCGCTCCGGGTCAGTCGGTCGATGTGACCGTGAGCGAAATTCTGTTCGACGGGCAGACCCTCCCGGCTGCCGTCGAGGAGTGGGACTGGTCCCGCAAGACCGAAGAAGAGATCACGTACTTCCAGGGATCCGACCTGCCCGTTGAGCGCACCCGCGGCCAGCAGTCCTTCGAGGTCAACATGACCTGGGGCGGACGGCAGTGGGAACTCTTCAAAGCGCTGTTCGGCGGCTGGAGCGGCACAACGAGCCAGCCTGGCATTGCTGGCAAAGAGTTCAACATGACGATCAACTGTCGCCCCAAGAACGACACGAAGATCTACACGTTCAACCTGACCCGTCTGCGCTTCCTCGACGAGCAGGGCAAGATCGGCAAGGAAGCATTCAAGCAGCCGCTGCGGTGTTCTGTGATGAACATTGAGAGCGCGCCCGTCGACGCATCGCCTACCTAGTGTGAGACCGGCGGGCGGGCCGTGGGTGGCTCCTACCTGCCCGCCGGTTTTCACAACTCGGAGCCACCACGAAGAAAATAGGAGCCGCCTATGCCCCGCGAGATCACGCAAGAGCAGTTCGACGCCCTGGAAGCCGAGCACGGCAAGGGCAATGTCCTCGTCCTTACCACCGAAGATCAGTCAGGCGATGAGTTCGCGTTCCGCCGGTTCACCGCCGACGACGTGACGCGCATGCTTGCGTGGAAGGACGACGCCCGCGCCGACTTCCTGGCCGCCGGGATGCGCCTGGCGCTGCTGTCCCCGGATGCGCCCGCCGGCGGCAAGGGTCCCGTTGCCGACAGCAAGCTCTCCGCGGAGGCCAAGTCTGCGCTCATCGCCGAGCGCAACCGCCTCGCTGCCGTCATCAAGGCCGCGCCGGCGCAAGAGGACGTGCTCTCTGTCTCGCTCGCGCGCCTGTGTGGCTACGGCTGGAAGTACGAAGTTAGCGCGGAAGACAAGTCGCTGCTCGTCATCTCGCCGCGCTACGGCCTGTCGCAGAGCTGCGCGGACGAGACCTTCACCCTGACCGCCCGGCCGCTCGAAGCCAAGGAATACGCCGAGTATCGCCGGCTGTCCCAGGTCGGCGCCGGCGGAGAAGATGACCGCTATGCCTTCCGCGTCGCTGCAAGCGGCCTGGAAAAGGACGAGCTTGCGCGCTTGTATGCCTGGCTGCCCATCGCCGCCGGCCAGGCCATCGCCGGCATGGGCAGTGCGCGCGGGGTGACGCTAAAAAAGTTCGCCAGTTCTTCCCCAGCGCCGAAGGAGTAGCGGCGTATGAGGCTGCGGTCGAGGACGTGAACGACCTCGCCGCGTGCCTCTGGGCGAAGGACCACGCGCCGGACAGCGCGCCGGCAGAGGCGGCCTACCTCATTGAGGCGGCTGCGCTCCTTGCGAAGTTCAAAAGGAAATGAACCTTGGCGACCGAGTACACAGTAGCGTTGCGAGACGGGGTAAGCGGGCCGGCTGACAAAGCCGCCGCTTCCGCCCGCAAGCTGCGCTCTGCGCTCCTCGAACTCGAAGAAGCCAAGGCGTCTGTAGGCTTGGGGGGCCGTGGCTCCGGCGGCGTTCGGGGGGGCGCCGACCGGTCCGCCGCGGCAGCAGCGCGCGCGGCCGCGCAGCAAGTCAAGGCCGCCGAACGCGCCCAGGCCCAGATCACCCGCGATGAGATGCGATTCTCTGCGTACCGGCTCCGGCTCAACCGGCAGGAGCACATGCAGCGGGACCGTGCAGAGAAAGCCGCGCTCCGGTCGCACCTCAAGTACATCAAGGAGCGGCAGCGGGCAGAGGACCGGGCGGCAAAGGCCAAGTCGCGCGCTCGGGCAGAGACCCGCGCCAACTTCATGAGCGCCATTGGCAACCCTGTGATCGGCATCGGGGCGGGCATCGCGGGCGCTGGCGTTGCTGCGATTGGCGCTGTGGCCAAGCAAGGCATCGAAACCGCGCAGCTCCTTGAAAACGCAAAGATGACCCTGGGTGCGCTCTACAAGGACCAGAAGCGCGCCGATGCGACTGTCGCGGATATGTACAAGTTCGCGCAGGAAACGAAGTTCGATTCGCCTGATTTGATTTCGATGATCACCAAGATTGGCACGGTTATCGATGACCCGCGCCAACAACGCCAGATGCTGGGCGCAATGGCTGATATTTCGACCATGTTAAGCCTTAGCGGTGAAGACATGGACCGCGCATTTGTGAATATCCAGCAATCATTCAGCGCCGGCCGCGTCGAAAAGAAGGACTTGCGCGAATTTATTCATGCAATGCCCGGCTTCAAGGGCGACGAAATGAAGATGGGGATTGCCGAACTGCTCAAAATTAGCGGCAAATCCAAAGAGGATATCCTCGAAAAGGTCGAAAAGGAGATCGCAAAGGGCAAACTAGGCCCCCAGACCCTTATCGCCGCATTTGAGAAGCAGGTTTTAAAGCAAACCGGCAAGAATAAACTCGGGGAATACTCCGAGCAGATGGGCGGGACGCTTACCGGCCTGATTTCCAACATCAAAAACGGGCTGGGCGACCTTTTTGGGCAGGCTGAAATCGAAAAATGGCCTGCAATGCTGGAACTGAAAGCCATTTTGACCGATATCGCCAACAGCTTTAAGCCGGGCACCGAGAACGGCAAGAAGTTGACGGCAATGCTTAAGAGCATGTCGGAATTAGCTGTGCCCATGGTCAAAATGGGCAAGGCGGTATTTGATTTGATGGTGTATTTAGGCTCAAGCCCCAAGCTAATAAAGATGCTGGGCATTGGCCTGCTTGTTGTTGGCGCTGGCCTGCTGGCCGTCACTGTGCTTGTGGGGCTTGCTGCTGCGGCAATCAGCGCATTGATTGGCGCTATTACGTACAGCATTTATAAATTGATTGAATTTGGAATATCCGCCTATAAGGCCGGCGCCGACTTTGTAACCGGACTCGCCAAGGGCATCAAAGACGGCGTGGGCAAGGTCTGGGAGGCGGCATCCGGCATCGCAAGCACCGCAGTTGCAGCCATCAAAGAGAAGCTGCACATCGCTTCGCCCTCCCGCGTCGCGATGAAGATGGGCAACCAGACCGGCGAGGGGTTCGCAATCGGTCTGGAGCGCTCCGCGCGCGGCGTGAGCCAGTCCGCCGCTGCTCTGCCCGCGGCTGCCGTGTCCGGGATGGGCGCTGCGCAGGGGTCGTCAAGCGGGATGCGCATGGGCGGCGGCATGGTGTTCGCGCCGACCCTCAATTTCGAGGTCACCGGCACCAACGCTGAGGACATCGCAAGCCGCGCCATCATGAAAGCCAAGACCGAGCTGCGCACGATGCTCGACCAGTACTTTGCGCAGCAATACGCGATGGGTGGCACGTAGCCATGGCCGACCCGCTCAAGACCTCCGACATCCAGGCGCCCGAAGAGGACATCTTTGGCTGGAACTTCCTTGTGGTCGACGGCCGCCAGTGCCCCGGCCAGTGCCTGCCGATCGACTTTGAACGCGAGCGCGAGATCGACCAGCCGAAAAAGAAAGGCGCCTCGGTCAACGTGCTCTACGACCAGGGCTTAAAGCCCGGCGAAGTCCCGATCCGGATCCGGACGACGACGGGCGACGCGCTGCGGGATCTCCAGGACTTTTACAACAAGTACATGGACCCGGAGCGCCCGCTGGCCAAGCGCACCGTGGTCACCGTGGCGCATCCGCAGCTCTACGCACGCGGCGTGAAAGCCGCGTACTTCTTCAAGGCATCCTCGCCGATGCCGACCCGAGAGGGCGGAGTGTGGCCGCTTATCTCGTCGTTTCACTTTGCCATCGTCGACCCCAAGACGAAGATCTCAACGGCCGACGGGTCGAGCAAGCCCAAGATCAAGGACCAGGGGATCATCGTCCCAACGACTGACCTTGTGCTTGGGAGCACGCAGCCCATCCCGACGCCTGGCATCAACTTCACGCCGACGCCGCGCCCAGCCAATCAGCCCGCTGCGCTGTTGACTCCGCCCGAGCTGCTCCAGAGCGCCAACACCGGCAACGGCCTCGCCTCGTTTGTGTCGAGCGCCGTGCAGTCGAGGGCCCCATGAGCACCCAGGGCGACGTCACGATCAACGGCCTGTCCTGCTACCAGGGCATCATGGTCCGCCCGTTCGATGGCCCGTGGCTCGTCGAGGCTTCCATGGACGCCGACACGCAGGTCATCGGCCCCGCCGTCGTTCTGTTCGCGGGCCGGCGCCTCGTCGGAACCGTGGTGCATGAGCCCAACGCGCTGCCGCTTGACTCAACCAGCCTTTCAGGCAGCAGCGGCGGGCTTCAGCGCCTGCGCATCGTGGCCGGCGCGGGTGGCCTCTATAAAACCATCGACGCTAAGAACTACGACCAGGGCGCGCTTGTGGGCGAGGTGCTTGGCGATCTGCTCGCGCTCGGCGGCGAAGTCCAGGCCGCAGACATCGATCCGGCGCTGCTCGGGCGGCTCCTTCCGCAGTGGGGATGGACCAGCGGCACGCTCATGGGCGCGCTCAAGCAGCTCTGCGCCGCGCTCGATGTCGTCATGCGGGCACGGGACGACGGCACGTTTTGGCTTGGGACGCCAAACCCCCAGCCGCGGCAGACCTTCGATTACACGACGATCGACATCGCGCCGGAAGCGGGTCAAGCGTCGCTCGGGCTCGATGAGCCTGGCCTCGACGTGGATCAGATTCTCGACGGGCTCACCATCCGGCAGGTGGTCTACGACTGGGAACCGGATCTCATGCGCGCGATCATCACCTACGCGCCCGGTCCGGTCGGCTCTCTCTTTGGCCTGTTCGGCGTGTGGCTCCGGCGCGCGGGCATCGACCAGTTACGCGCGCAGCCCGGCCGCGTTGACTCGCAGAACGGCGACCTCACTGCGCAGGTGCAGCCCGACAACCTCTCTTACGCGCCGTTCCGCCGCGCCGCCATCCGCTATGGGCTGCCGGACACGAGCTGCACCATCACCGCGGGCTCGCGCTGCACGGTTTACTACGAAGCCGGCTCGCCGCAGTTCCCCGCGCTGCTCAACTTCGGCAAGAGCACCGCGAGCAAGATCAAGCTCGGGGTCTCGGCGGGCACGCAGCCTACGATCCGGGGCACGTCGTACCGGAATGCGCAGGCGACGCTGGATTCGGCGATGCGCGTCAACTTCATCATTGCCTCGACGCAGCTTGCGGCCGCCGGCAACAACCCTGCATTTGCGACCGCGTTCCCTGTGGCCGCCGCTGCTCTTGTGGCCGCCGCCAATGCGCTGGGCCAGATCACCGGCGTCGCCAAGAACCTGGGCGACTTCGAGGCACAGGCCGGAACTTTCCTTACCTCCATCTTTGAGGCTGCCTGATGTCGACCGCGACCTATGAGGACTACCGGACGCTCGGCATCGACATCACGGTACTACCGGACCTGTCCGAAAACGAGACGCTGGCGACCAACTTCGACTGCCTGGCGCAGGATCTGATTAACGGGTGGACGCAGCCGACCGGCATCGCGGACGGCACGCCCGAGGGCCAGCAGTGGGGCGTGGATATCGCGAGCTACCTCAATCAGGGGCTCACGCAGCAGCAGCTTTTCGCGCTCAAGGTCGCGCTCGAAGTGCAGGCCGAGCGGGATGACCGCGTGGATAAAGCCGTCGTCGCGCTCACTTTCGACAACAACGTGCTGACCATCAAGGCCACCGTCTACACGGGCGATGGGCCGTTCCCGTTCTCGGTCAAGGTGACCGTAAACACCGTCGGCGATCTCTACGTGGAGCAGTTCGTCTAATGGCCATCTCCCTTGCTGACCTGCTGATCCCGCGCTCGGCCCAGCAGATCTATAACGACTTTCTCGCCTACGTGGCCTCGCCGCCCGACCCGAACCTCGTCAGCATCTCAACGGCCAACTGGCGCACAGGCGGCCCGTACAAGACGCTGATCAGCCGCATGTCGATTGAGGGCTCGCTGCTCTATCAGGTGCTGGCGCAGTTCGCGGGCAGCTCCTTCCTGCGCTACGCCGCGGGGAAGTGGCTCGACTGGCTCGGGGAGGACTTCTTTGGCGAGGCGCGGCAGTCGTCTCTATTCGCGACAGCCACCATCTCCATGACCGTGCCGCTCGGGGCGGGTCCGTATGGGCCGCTTCAGGTGACCGTTCAGACCGCGGACGGTCGCAAGTTCACGAGCATCAACCCGGTGACCATTCCGGCGGGCGCCACGACGTTCACTTTCGACGTGCGCGCAGCCGTCGCGGGTAGCTCCTACAACGTCGGCGCCGGCGCCATCAATCAGCTTGTCAGCCCCAACATCCTGGGCCTTGCGGTCACAAACCCCGCGGATGCAACGGGCGGATTCGATGCGGAGCCCGACGACCGATACCGGCAGCGGCTCTATGCGAAGTGGGGCGTGCTTTCGACGGGCAGCACCGAAGCGGCGTACATCTACTGGGCGCTCACCGCGAGCCCGGAGGTGCGCAAAGTCGCCGTGCTCGCAAACAACGCCCTCGGCATGTTTGCGGCCGAGTATGTGACCGTGGTTCTCGCCGGCACCAACAGCGGCGTCAGCGCCGGTGCGGTGACCGCGGTGCAGACGTACATCCGCGCGCGGGCTCCGCTCAATGCCAAGGTGCTCGTCGAGAGCGCCACCATCAAGGCAGTGACCGTCACCGGCACGGTCAAGGTCTTCTCGGTCTTTGCGTCCGCGGCGCCGGCTGCCATCGCCAACAGCCTGCAAGCGCTCAACGTCCGCGTGCCCATCGGCTCCTATCCCGCTGGTCCAGTGCCGCTGTCCGAGGTTGAGCGCGCCGTGGCCTACGACCCCACGCAGGTCTACGACGTGGCGCTGACCAACCCGACCGGGGCCATCTCGCTCAACTACAAAGAACTGCTCGTGCTCAGCAACGGCACGACGATCGTACAGGTGTAGCCGTGGCCGAGATCACGAACCCGACGAGCTTCGCGGACCTCATCCTGTCCCCGGCCTACCCAACCTGGGCCAAGCCGAAGCCCGCCGACAACCCGACCCAGCACCGCAAGACGTACACGTTTCTACGTGGCATCGCTGCGGCCTGGGATCGCATCGTGGATGCGGCCACAGTGGCGGCCTACGGGCACGGGGCGAGCACTTGCCCTGCCGATGGCCTGGACGCGCTCGGAGAGACGTACGGAGGCCTTGCGCGCGCGATTCGGGACACTGACGCGAGCTACCGCGACTACCTCAAAGACCCGATCGACCGCTGGTATAGCTTCGGGACCAAGCGCGGCCTCATCGGCGAGCTGGCCCACCTGGGCTACGCCAACGCCGAAGTGGTCACCTGGCGCGACCTCGTTGACGCCGGCGCGGGCCTGCCGGCGGACGTGTTCGGCAACTACACGACGTTCTTTTTCGTCGCCATCTACGCCCCGACGCCCATCTTTGGCGCCGCGACGTATTGGAAGACCAGCCAAGCGCTCTGGAAGAACAGCGGCGCGACGTGGGGCGCTACGCCCGGCGCGACCCAGTACATCGACGAGATCCGGCGCGTGATCGCCCTCGTCAAGCCCGCGCACACGTCCTGCCGCTTCATCGTGGTCTTCAAAGACTCCATGTCCGGCCTCGATGCCCAGAAGCTGCCGACGGGCAATTACGTCACGTTCCCGTGCAATGAGCCATGGGAGCGCGTGCGCCCGAGCTACGCCTATAACTCCGACTGGACAACCTCTCCACTGGTCAAATAGCTTCGACGCATGAAAAAAACGCTCGCACTGCTCACAGCCCTTCTCCTTCCCGTCGTCGCATTTGCGCACAACGAGCCAAGCCGCGATCGGCGGATTGCCTGGAATCCGGGCGTAGTGGACCCAAATCCAAACCCTCCGGCCATCCCGCCGAATGACAGGTCATGTGGCGCATATCCCGCGCCTCCCATGCCGGGAGGCGACACCCTCACGATGGACCTTGGTGAGTTTGAGCTGGTGATTAAAACCAGCGAACCAAATGTCGTTATCAACGTCGGGTCACCCTATGATTCCTTTGTCAGCATCCCGAGAACCGGCACCGCAAAGAAGCCGTTCGCCTGGATACTTTTCGCAAAAGACGGAACAGTTATATCGAGGCACGAGGCGAGCGGATTTGAGCGGTCATACGACATAGCACCCAGACACGGGTATCGAGGTTTTCTAAATGCCACCACGCCGCGGGGTGCAATGTTCCTATTTGTCGTCACCGCGTGGACCGCTGTTGTTGCTTTTCCGGGCCCGGTCGCGAAGCCAACCGATGCGCCCATCCTTATGATCCTGAATCGCTGGGAGTGACCCGTGGCCAATACCGACTTGCAGCAGCGCAACGAAACCCCGTACTTCGCACCGACCGCGGACGTCAACACGAACACCGA